GACAGGTACACTTCTTTAGGTCTTGGCTGTAACCATAGCCGCTTTCCGTTTAGGATTCTATAGTTGCATTTTTGCAAAGGGTCATAGACGAGGTAATCTTTAGGTTTTTTCAAGGGTACAAACGTATAGGGATAAATTTACAAGGGTCTCTGAGTGCAATCTGAGAGGAGTAAAATCAACTATTTAACGATTTTATAGTAAAATTTGCTAATTGATCTTTAACTTGCTGCATTTCTGCGGGTAATTCTGTTTTTTTGCTTTTTAAGTTTTTTTGGATTAATCGACTCATTAGTGTAGCTGTCTCTTTCCAAGCTTTTTTTCTTATATTATGTAGCTCTCTAATTATATCTTTATCTACATCAATACCTACGTTATTTCTTATATTACCATCACCATTTCTAAAACCATGTGCAACTAATTGTGCCTCATCATTATATTTAGGGTAGACAGCTTCGCAATAACAAATGATGGCTAGATCAGTGCCAGCTACTTTCTTTCCAGATTCTGTAATGTCGTAATCTGGTAGATAATTGTTAATTAATCCATCTGAATTATTAACTATTCCAGTATCATTACAAGCGTAACAGTTGTGTACTGGTGGTCTGAAAGTAATATCTCGATCTATTGCAGATCGTTTATAGTTTTGCATGGGTTTTAAAAGGGTTGTCCACTTGCTTTGTTTGCAAGCATAGGATTTAATCTTGACTTAGTTTGGCGCTTTCGCAACTCTAAAAACTGTTCATATTGTCCTTTGCTAATCCATCTATGGCAGTCAGGGAATTGTGGCACCCATTCAGCCTTTCTTATTTTTTTAATTCTTGCATCAATATCTGCCTGTAAACAATCTGGTAATTTCTCTTTAGTTTCTTTATCTAATTTTTGCCATTCTGTAAAAGCTGGTTTTTTTGATTGGCTAACACTTTTTTCACAATTCATTTCCGTGTACATTTTCCAAAAATGTTCAAAATCTTTTGTATATTGATTCTTTTTAGTTTTTTGTTTTAGTTTAACTTGTTTTACTTTAAG